GATGAGCAACTTGATGTAGAAACCATCACCTGGTACAAAAAAGAATACTATATGTTAGACGAAGGAGGCGAAAAAAAAGTGTTTGAAATTGAGGATGATGATCTGGGAAAAGAGGTGGGATTATGGGTTGATAATAAGTTGGTGCGTCCTGGTAAAAAGTGATGAAGAATTATTAATTACTTGCCCTTTAAAAATAATGTAAATTGTTTATCAATATTTGTTTTAAAAAATTTTAAAAATTTATTTTTATCTTTTAAATAAAATTCAATTAAATCAGGATATAAATAATTCTTTTTACAAACTTCTGGAGTATGATGTAACTTATCTGCGACTTTTTGGACACATTCTTTCAAATCTTTATTTGCGTCATCTTCATTAGAATTGAGCAAATATTTAATTAATTTAATATTTGCTGACCAAGTCCTAAAATCTTTACTTGAAAAACTCCCAAATTGTTTAATATATGAATTTACATCTGTAGAATGGACATTAAATTTAATATTAGATTCATCTTTTTTATATGTAAATATTCTAGCATTATTTTTTATAGTTTTCTTTTTAGTTTTAAGGTGTTTTTTTATTGTTTTATTATTAACATCGCATGTATTTCTTACACTTTTTTTACCAATAAAATCTATTGTCACTTTATCTTTATTAACTAATATATGTTTATTTTTAAGAGTAGATACACCATATGAATTATTTTGTCTAAGGTATTCATCATTACCTACTCTAAAATCACAATCCATAATTAATTTTAATATCATTGAAACTTGTTTGAGTTTTTCATTTGAATCTAATTTGAGATTTTTATTAATATCTGTATTAATTTTCTTGTATTGTAATCCGAATAAATAAAGATCATTAAATTTTTTCTTCTTCATTTTTTCTGTGAATTTTTTATTATAAACGTATTGGGATCTATTTTTATTATCATATCCTATTGCTAATACTTTTGCTTTTTTATTAAGGTTGATCTTAACATCGTCATATGCTGGTGGAAGATATAATCCTTCTAAAGCATCATCTATAGTTTTTTTATTTTTTATAATATTATTTCTTTTATCAAAAAAAATATATCCTTTTCCTTTTTTTTTTCTAAGAATATAATTCTTCATATATAATTTATAATATTAAAAAAACTTAAAACAATAAATTATAAATACTTTACATTCTCAAAGTAAATTTGATTATTTTAATTTAATATTACCATATTCAAAAGTCAACAAAGTTTACTATCTTAAAACATACTAAACTCTCCAATACTTTAAGAACACAAAGAACAATATGTCTTGTCTGATTGATTTGTCTAAGAAAACTATTAGTGCAGTCAAGGTTATACAGGTTGCGTGGTTGAAAAACCACCCAAGATGTTGTCCTATCTGTTACGACTCCCTAGAAAAGTCTAAGGGTCTCGTTGATACCCCGTGTGGTCACAAGTTTTGCCTGTCTTGCTATGTAAGACTGGAGGAACCCAGTTGTCCCATGTGTCGTGCAGACACTCATTTGGCTGAACCAAAGTTACCCGCCGGTGCTGTTCTGTTTGACCACGCAAAAGCATTACGCACTGCCAGGAGGCATACAGAAGAACAGGCATACCTGCGCGGTCAAATACACGCCCTGGAATCGCACATAGACACTCAACATAAAACAATGCACGCCCTGGAGTTACGCATAGACACTCTACAAAAAACAATAAAACACCTTGTAGACATGTCTCTGGCGAGGAAGACTGAGAGATGTTCTGATAATCAAATATATCAAAAATATTTCATAACAAAGTGAGTCAGATAGTTTTGATCAAAAAGAAAAACAATATAAAATAAATAACGTGGTAATTTTTTAGATTCTCAGAATAAATTTGATTTTTATAATTTAAGATTTTATAATTCCAAATAATCATTGTTACGAAACAACAATAACAAACACTACTAAATTCAAATAACATGTCGGCAACCTCAAAATCCGTCGCTAAAACTGCAGCACAGAATGGGACCATTCTTTCGAAATCTGTTGATGAGGAAAAGAGATACAAGGAATCTTCTGAGGCACAGAAGTCTCTACAAAAACCAGTACCTCTTGGTCCTCCATCAATCAATCCACAGGAGCGCGCTGCCGAACGCCAGGTCAATAGTCGTATGCAACGATCCGACGCAGTAGATATGTTACAGATTCCTGTAAATTCCGGTATGGACGATGCCAATAAGTCTGCCGCTGATGTATTTAATACTCAAGGGGAGGGTGCCTTCTTCAAGCACGTCTTTACAGACCAAGATACTGGTCGCACTATGTCATATAGCGAAATGAGGTCAATGTATGGATAATATATAAACAACAAAAACAATATAAAACAAATAAAAGAATAAAAATATAAAAACTATGAATAGACAAAAAAATACTACCTTTTTTTACAAATTTGAAATATTATAAAATATTTTTTTATTATAAATATGGATTCATTTCTTAAGCAAAAAACTATTCATGCGAACGAAATCGTGGAACTATTATCCGACGCTAAAATGTCCAAGAAAGGACATAAATCTACTGAGCAACCGGCATTTACTAGAGGGGAGTTTAGTGATTTCAAAGCAGGACATGACACTTTACCAGAAATACCTGATTCATTAAATAGGCATTTTAAGTTGTTATATGAAATTGTGGGCGATCCTGAAATAGAAATATATATAAATGATTGGACTATAATGTCATTGAATGAAGCATTAGAAAAATATGAATATTATAAGAATGATGGACAGTCGAGCATATTTGATATTGCTTATACTTATGCAGGTATGGGTCATATAGATGTATTGTCTTGTAATCTGTATAATCATTTACTATTTATGAGAAGAGACGGTGGATCAAATGGATGGGATAGAGAATATAATTATCTACAAGCGAAGAATTTTAATTATAGAAATTATGAATATTTCTATTTTAATAGTTGGAAAAATAAATTGTAATATATAATATAATGATAGTATTTGGTAATAAAGTATCTGGACAAGATGCTGTAAAAGGGTTAATGTATATTAAGAAACCTTTATATTCAAGATACGGAATGTTATTTGATATGGGACCTAGTAAGATAAATTCAATGTGGATGAAAAATACATATATCCCATTAGATATAATTTTTTTAGATGAAAATATGAATATAGTAGGGTATAAAGAAAATAATATACCACATTCATTAAAACAGATAAAAATAACTAAAGTTTCTAGATATGTGTTGGAAATGAATTCTGGTTCAGTTGAAGATAATAATTTGAATATAAATGATAAAATATATTTTATAAATATTAAATGGATAATAATATTTCTGTTAATATTTTCAATATTTTTTTATTATAAATATATATATAAATGAGCACATCGACAAAAGCAAAAACAGCGGTGGAAAAAGAGAAAGAAAAACAAAAAATTAAGGAAGATAGCGTATGGACATTAGAACAAGAAGAATTATTAGCAGAATGGGCAGAAAAAGCATCTTGTTATAGGTGGTTACACCATCATTCCGAAAAGAGATATAGATGTAGGAATTTTGGTTTTACAATACCTGTTATTATTTTATCGACCTTGACTGGGACTGCTAATTTTGCTATGGATTCTTTTGTTCCCCAAGAACAAAAGAAGATGGCCATGGGAATAGTAGGTGGATTCAATATTTTTGCTGGTATAATGTCCACGTTACAAAATTTCCTAAGATATGCTGAGTTAATGGAAGGGCACAGATCTTCTAGTGTATCTTGGTCTAAATTTAGTAGAAATATTGCTGTGGAATTGGCATTAGATGAGAAAAGAAGAAAACCTGCAGGAGATTTTTTAAAAATATGCAGAGCAGAATTTGATAGGTTAATTGAGCAATCTCCTTCAATTGATGATAAAATTATAATTTCTTTTGATAATGTGTTTAAAGAAAACGATATAATAAGACCAGAAGTATGTAATGGTTTAAAGAAATGTAAAATATACAAACCTTCTAAAGAAGATAAGCTGACAAATATTTTAGCGACGGCGGGTGGAAAACTATTAGCGAAAAAAGATAACTTGAAAACGGTCAAATCATGGAAGAGATTGGAAATAAAACAAAAAGTCACAGAAAATACCGAACCCCCTGTATTAAAGTTGAATACTAATGACAAACCGGAAGTTGTGACTCCCGAACTACCTAAAATTAACGAAACAGACGAGAAAAAAGAAGTTCAACTAAATTTAGAAGCATTCATAAATGATATAGAAGATATTGAAAAAGGTGACGCTGAGCCATAGACCGATTGGGTTTAAGTATTAAAAAAATAATAATAATAATATTAATATGGATTTAAATGGTAGCAATTTTAATATATATACAGATGGTGCTTGTACAAATAATGGAAGAAAAGGAGCGAAGTGTTCTATAGGTATCCATTTCCCTGAAAATAATGAAATAAAATTAGAAGACATTAGTAGAGTTTTAAAAGTACCCAAACCTACTAATAATGTTGCTGAACTGACGGCAATATTAGAATCTATGAAAAAGGTAAAAGGTATCGTATATACTCCTATTTGTATTTATACTGATTCAGAATATTCTTTAAATGTATTAACTAAATGGTATCCCAAATGGACTGAGAAGGATAAGAAGAGTAAAAAGAATGTTCTTTTAATAAAAGAAACATATGATTTATATGTACAATTACCTGTTTATTTATTTCATATAAAAGCACATACTAACTTAAAAGATGAACATTCTATTGGGAATGCAATGGCAGATAAGTTGGCAACGGATGCGTTAAAAAATAAATTTGAAATTGGTGGAGGAAATATTTTAAAATACTTCGAATAATGGAACATCTTAAAAGTGAACAACTAATCCTTCTCCAGCAAAATCTCACTTATGAAACATATGAACAATTTGTAAATATGTTTGATAAGGATGAAAAAATCCCAGAGGATCGTGAAGAAAGAAATAATTTCATTATAGAAACTATGAAAACTCACGAATTCTGGGGGGAGATATATGGTTGGGGAAACAAAAGAGTATATAAACGTATTCCCAAGTACGACAACTCCGATCTGATATGCATTGGTCCATATGGAATATTTGCTTATAGCATAGGAAAAACTAAATCAGAATTAATTAAATTCCTAGACGGATTTAGAGACTTAGAATCATTTAATACTTTGAAAATTCCTACTGATTGTTTACCAGTTGAAGAGACATTTCAAGTCCCTATGTTTGAACGGTGGAAGAATGATTCAATGTGTCAATAATCATAATTAATCAAACAATCTATTAATAATATTTTTTTTCTAATATAATTATATATATATAATGGTAAAAGGATATAATCCTGTTTCAATGAGTGAAAAAGAAGATTTAGATGATTGGTTATCTGAATCGGAAGATAATATAGTAATATTTACTGAAACAGAAAAGACTTTATGTTTAAAAAAGAGTTATTTTTTAAATCCCCACGCGAATGATATATATAAGACTTGTATTATTGAAAATCATGCATTAATGGTTAAACCTACATATTCATCTAAAAAAAATTATAGAAATATCGGTTTTTATTTGGGGAAGTATCAGATGATAGATAATAAGTCATTCATAGAGACTTTAAAAACAGGTAGAGTATTTAATTTAGAAAAATCTGGATTGGGAGCGGGTCATCCAGGATTACCAAAAGGAATGTTGAGTGCCAACTTTATAAGTCAAGAATTATTGGAATTATCACAAATAGGTCTGTCTAAATTAACCGGGAAATTGACCAAGACCAAGATAATGACAACCTATCCTAGCAAACACCCTACACCTGGGGAGACATTTATAGTTTTCGGCAAAAATATTAAGGGTGAAAAAAAAAAGTATACTAACGTCAAGTTCCCTGTAGTACATGATGTACAACTAGGGAAGAAGATCGCAATGGAGGTATATGATAATAGTAACAGTGGTGATACTAATATACCTCATAAGGAAGATGTATATTTTAACGAATTAGTTTCAAGTGCGTTACTTGATTATAGTGATATCTGGTACAAAGGCATGAATGGTTATTTGAGGAACGGATCTAAATTTTTCGATTCATTTTACTTTAAGATGTATTGTCAAGAATGGCAAGGTGCCCAAGCATCATTATATGAACAACCACATGACACATTGTTTCCAGGTCTCACTAAGGAAGATTTATTTGACCTGATCGTCAAAAAGTATAATCCTACAAAATCTCATAAAGAAGAACTTGCCCTTGCTACAAAAGAGGACCTAGTAGGTGTACACTTTGGCATGGTTATGCAGCATAAACCTGAAATAGGTACATGTATTATAAATATTAAAGACAGAATTAATAGAGTGGATAAATGTTTTTTAGAGTTTGCACCCCGATCACAGGGTAACAAAATGGTTTTATACAGAGGTATGACACAGCAATACCACGGTATAAGTAAAATTGGTGATGAAACATTAATATCATCATATATGTCCCTGACTTCGGTCAAAAATGTTATGTATAAAGAAGGGTTTTGGGATGAGGTCCATAATTGTTGTTTCTTTGTTTTCACACTTGATAAAGGTATTCCGTATATTAATATGGTGAATAATAATATATACGCTTATGAAAAAGAAATCCTATTACCTAGAAATCTAAAGGTTAAATTAACATCTATCGAAGATAGTACCCAAATTATTAATAAACCTCATAAAATTTTCCATATGCAAGTCAGTCTTCAAACACCTGATCAGTTTAAAATAGATACTGGATGTAGAGTATATGATATAGTAAAAATAAGTAAAAATAAAGATATGAAACCACCTAAAATATCAGTTTCCCCTCCTAAAAAATCAGATAAATCTTTAGCAATTACTACACCAATAATGAATATAAATTCAGAATTAGATCCAGTTATCCATAAGACTAAATTACCGCGTTGTCCAAAAGGTTCGTTGCGTAATAAGAAAACAGGTCTATGTGAATCTAAAACCAGTAAAAAACCTCCGACACCACCACCTAAAGTAAGTAGTTCCTCATCCATCGACATTTTTAGTAGTACACCCAAGGTAATTAAAGTAAAGAGTAAAAAGACTTTAAAAGTAGATACAGTAAAAGATGTTAAGGTTGTAAAAGATGTTAAGGTTGTAAAAGGCGTGAAGGATGTAAAAGATGTTAAGGTTGTAAAAGATGTAAAAGATGTTAAGGTTGTAAAAGGCGTGAAGGATGTAAAAAATATGATTAAACTGGCAGTTCAAGGAAACAAGAAAGTAAGTTTTGTCCAAGATAATCCTAAAAGAAAAAATACTAAATCATTTATTAGATATTCAAACTATAAGAAATCGAAAAATATGGGGGAAATATCAAAATATGGAGGGAATGTAGGTGATATAGTAAATGATTATAATAAAGGATATCTAAAAATATTAGATAAGTCAAACTCGTCAATTAAACTACTAAAACCTACACCAACCCTCCCCTCTAAAAAAATTAAAAAGAAAACATCTAAAAAAAAAACAACCTCGAAAAAAACTTCGTCCTCTGTAAAATCAATCAGATTAAATGATGCTCTGGATAATTTAATAACTATTAATGGACATGGTGGGTTTAATACACAAAAAATTGAGGTACCTGAGTGGTGTCAGGTAATGATCCCGCATGCTGGTGGATTAGAGGCAGATTATACTACACCAGATGCTAACAAAGACAAATTATATGAAGAAGATTTATATAAAAATAAATATTTCAACTATAAGGAAGGATGGAAATTATATCTGCCAGGAGATATGATTAATAACTTAAGAGTAAGTACATTTAGCGATGGAGCATCATGTAATACTATAAATAATCTTCATACTTTACAGAAACCATTATCAATTAAGTGTAAAACAGGTAGTACATTTGATAAGATTTGTCCATTATATTGTACGAAAAAAACAGCACC